ATGTCAGGCGTTGTCGCTGTGCAGGTGTGTACCGCGTGGACCTCGACCCCCGAGGGCTTCATGGCGTGTCGCGAACTTGCATGGCAACAGGCCTACCTGATTCCGCCCGAGGCCGCTGGATACGTGGACATCCTGGTCAACGGTGGTTTCTCCCCGGAAGCCTTTGGCATCGGTGCCGCTGGCGTCCTGGGATCGTTCGTGACGGGGCTTTTGATTGGCTGGGTCGCGTCACTTCTTCGTAAAGCCAAGTAGAGAGGAAACACCATGAAAGCAATGAAGCAACGCATCGCCAAGTTCAGCCCGGTCGCCTCGTTCCGCAACCTGTGCATCGCCGGTTCTGTCACTGCCGTGACTTCGCTGCCGGCCTTCGCCGGGGTGATCGACACCAGCGCGGTGGAATCGGCGATCACCGATGGCCAGGGCGATATGAAGGCCATTGGCGGCTACATCGTCGGCGCCCTGGTGATCCTGGCCGTTGCCGGCCTGATCTACAGCATGTTGCGCAAGGCGTAACGGGTGCTCTGGTCGGTGTGGTTGGGGGCGTTCTTCGCCGGCGCCTTCATCACCGGGTACCGGACCGGCGAATTCTTCTAACCGAACAGACCGAGGCGGAAGCCCCCTCCGGAGTTTCCGGCAGGGGGCTTTTTCATGGGTGACTGGATGAGTAACAACGCACGTTCCGGCCTTGGCCGACTTCTTCCGCTGCTGGGCCTGCTGGTCTCGCTGCTGTGGCATCCCTTGGCGAGCGCGGACTTCTACCAATGGAAGATTTCCATCCCCGGAAATCCCACGGCCTTCTTTCCATCCTATACGGCGGCATGCCAGTACTACTTCGATAACACGTCGGCCAACTGGCTAAAGAAAGTCAACAAACTGAGCTACAAGGAAGTTCAGTGCAGTGTTTCGGGTACTGGTGGAATCACTTGGGAGACGAAGACTGCCATCTTGACTGGCGATAGCTGTCCTCCAGAGCAAGAACTCGATCCGGCCGACGGTGCCTGCAAGCCGCCACCCGAAGAGTGCAAGGAAGGCGAACTGTTTCCGGCCAAGGGCCCGGACTCGCCTGTTGTCACCTCGGGCGGGCGGAACTATGTCGGCGACGGCGGCGCACCGAGCGCCTGTTATCAAAGCTGCGAGTACGGCGGCAACCCCAGCCCGGCCAGTTGCTATCTGGTCAAAGGCTCCACCACGACCGGCTTCTGCAATTACATCCTCAAGGGCACCGGACAGAATTGCGGTGCCGATTCCTACACCTTCGCGCAGACCGGCGACTCGCTGAACCCGCCCGACACCCCGAACACCGATCCTTCCGACCCGAACGACCCCGGCTGCCCGCCCGGCTGGTCGTGGTCGGGGACTACCTGCGTCAAGACCCCGACCGATCCCACGGATCCAACCGACCCGACCACGCCGGGCGGTGATGGCGACGGCGGCGGCGATGGCGATGGCGGTGGAAACAACAACGGCGGCGGCAACGACGGCGGCACCGGCAATGGCGGCGACGGCAGCGGGGGAGGGGACGGCAACGGCGGGGGCGATGGTAGCGGCGACGGTGACGGCAGCGGCACGGGCGGCGATGGCAACGGCACCTGCGACCCGGCGAAAGAGAACTGCTCCACCGGCCCCGAAGGCCCCGGCGGCGAACTCAAGGAACCCACGCCCGGCACCTGGGATGACGCTATCGCCACCTGGGAAAAGAAGGTCGAGGAAGCCAAGCAAGAACTCAAGACCAAGGTGAAGGCCAACGTCGATCAGATGAAGGGCGCGTTCGACCTCAACCTGGCGGAAGGCGGCGGGCAACTGCCCTGCGAGCCCATGACCATTTGGGGCAAGTCCTACTCCCTCTGTATCTCCGACTACGCCGGCCAACTCTCCAGCCTGCGCGTGGCGCTGCTGCTAATGGCCGCGCTGATCGCCGCCCTCATTCTGCTGAAGGACTGACCCTATGGAATGGCTCTCCGGTTTTCTCGATCAGATCATCGCCTTCTTCCAGTGGATCTGGGATTTCTTCGCCCAAGGCATCTATGACTTCGTGCGCGACGGCCTGGTGGTCGCCACCAAGGCGTCGATGTACGCCGCGCTCCAGACCCTGATCCTGCTGATCGATGTCAGCTACACCGCCGCTCGCGAACTGATCGACAGCCTCGGCGTGCCGCAGATGATCCGCAGCATGTACGCCGCGCTACCGGGGCCGATTGCGGCGGGTCTGGCCTTCTTCGGCGTGCCGCAGGCGCTGAACATCATCATGGTCGCGGCGGCGACGCGCTTCTGCATGCGCTTCGTGCCGTTCATTGGGAGGTGATCCGTGTCGATCAAGATCCATCACGGCCCCAATGGCTCCTACAAGACCTCCGGCGCGATCCAGGATGACGCCGTGCCCGCGCTGAAAGACGGGCGGGTGATCATCACCAACGTGCGCGGCTTCACCCTGGAGCGGGCCTATCAGGTCTTTCCGGACCTGCCCAACACGGCGGAAATCATCAACCTCGATCTGGAGTCGCTGGAAGACCTCGAAAAGATGCGCACGTGGTTCCAGTGGGCGCCCCGCGGGGCCTTCTTGATCTTCGACGAAACCCAACTGCTGTTTCCCAAGTCCTGGCGGGAAAAAGACCTCGAGCGCTTCGACTACCCCGGTGGACCGGAAGCGGCCCATGCGGCCGACCGCCCCATGGGCTGGCTCGACGCCTGGACCCGGCACCGGCATTTCAACTGGGACATTGTCCTCACCACGCCGAACATCTCCTACATCCGCGACGACATCCGCATGACCTGCGAGATGGCCTACAAGCATTCCAACCTCGCGGTGATCGGCATCCCTGGCCGCTACAAGGAGGCCCAGCATGACGCCCAACTCAACCGTCCGCCCGCCGATGGCACCATCATCGAGTACAAGCGGATCCGAAAGCAGACCTTCGCCCTCTACCAGTCCACGGCCACCGGCAAGACCCAGGACACCAAGGCGGGCAAGAGCCTCTTCCGGTCGCCTAAGCTGGTTCTTCTACTGGCATTGCTGGCCGGCACTATTGGCTTTGTCTGGTATATGGGGCCTCTGCGCACGATTGGCGGTCCGGCTGCTGCGACACCTGCCGACGCTCCTGGCGACCCTGCTCAAGCCCCTGCTGCGCCCGCTGCTGTGGCTGCTCCAGCGCGTCCTGCTGCGAATAGCTTTCTTCCTCCTGGGCTTGTACCTGATGGGCCTGCTGCTGCGCCTGTTGATCTGAACGCCCATCCCTTCGCCGATCGACGGATCTCCATCCTCGCCCACGCCTACCGCAAGTCGCGGGGCGATATCTACCTGTTCGCCCTGGAGGATCCCACGGGCCGGCGCCTGGAACTCACCAGCTGGCAACTGATCGGCTCCGGCTACCGGGTAACGCCCAAGGGCGAGTGCGTCGTAGAGCTTCGCTATGAGGACTGGAAACAGACCGTCACCTGTGCCGGGAGGCAGGCCGGCGCGGTGGCCAGCATCGTTCCGGCAGCGCCTGTCGCCGCCTCTGCGGGCGCCTCGCCGAAGGGGCAGACGCCGCTGACCATCGTTCCCGATTCCGAATACGCCTCGCGGCCCTGGAGGCAGAAATGATCGATTGGGAATTTCTCGTCCCGGTGGCGATGGGCTGGGCGCTGCATCACTGGTGGACGGTGATGACGGCGTTAGCGGCGGTAGGGGTGCCGCCATGAGGGGCGGGCCGCGCCGCCGGCCGGGAGCGCAAGGCATGAGCGATAGGCCGAAGGCGCGGCCGACGCCCCTGTAACACGTCAGATAAGCCACCTATTGCGGTTTCAATTCGTACCAATTTGGATCGTTGAAGATGAAGAAAATCAGCCATCAAATTCGCGTCAGTATCGAGTCGGACGGTCAGGTCTTGGAAAGCCCGAAAGGGCGGTTGTTCTTCGACGACACCACGGCTCAATTCACCGACCTGTCAGGCGTGCGCATTCTGCGGTGCGGCGTGGATACGGTGCGGCAGTTGTACAACGGCAAGCTCCGGCCGGAAGTCATGGCGCTGTTCGATCTGTCGGTGGATGTGGTCGAGTTCGCCGGCTACGAGTGGTCCAAGGGTCGAATCGGTCGGGACTCCGGCTATCAGTACCGCCTGCAGAACGCCGAAATGGGCCTGATCCTGCTGATCAAGAACCACAACATCAAGGTCGACACCATTGGCTCGCACCTCAAGATCGAGGTGTCGCCCCATGCCCTCGACGGCGCCGATCCGCATATCCTCCAGGGTGTGCTGGATGACTTGGCCGCTGCCGTGCTGAGCCACTGCGAGACCAACCAAGCCGCTGTGCATATCGCCCTGGACGTGCAGGGCTGGAAACCACCTCGCGATCTGGTGGACCGTATGCATTGCCGCTCGCGTCGGGTGCGGCAAATCAGCGGGATCGAGCGGATCGAGTTCGATGGCAACGCCTCGGTCTACGGGCGTGGCGAGACGTACATGTTCGGCTCGGCTAACGGCCTGCAACTGTCGATCTATAACAAGACCCTCCAGGCTCGGGCCACCGACAAGCTCGACTATTGGGAAAGCGTGTGGGCGACCCTGAACGGGGATCCGTTCGGCGATGGCGACCCGGCCTATAACCCCCTGGAAACGGTCTGGCGGCTCGAATTCCGTTTCCACCACTCCATCGTCCAGCAGTTCTCTGAAGGCTCGCGTATGGCCTCCGGGGAGGTCATTGGCTGCCGCACCTATGAGGGCCTCTGCCCGCATCTGCAAGGACTGTGGAACTACGCCTGCGAAAGCTTCAAGCTGCTGAGCCGGACGGCGGTCTACGATCCGTTCTGGAGCCTGATCAGTCAGGACGCCCGCGTCCAGGTCGAGTGCGATCCGCTGATCGAGCGCACCGAGTACCGGCGCTATTACAAGACCGCCAAGGGCTTCAGCGGGCGTAACTGCGAGATGTTCCTCGGCCAGTTCGTGAGCCTGATCGCGCGGGAGCGTGTCCCGGCAAAAAAGGCTATTGAGTCCGCCCGTAAACTGGAGTTCTGGCACGTTATCGAAGACCACTACCTGGCCAAGGGTTGGACTCGTCGCGATCTGGAAAGGCACATACACAAGCTGATGTGTGATCGGTATCTGCGGCGGGGGTATGCCGTCTAATGTCGATCACCAAGCTCCCCGATGGCCGTTGGTTCGTCGATGTAGAACCGATCAAGGGCAAGCGCTTTCGCAAGCGGTTCAAGACCAAGATGGAGGCGCAGCAATTCGAGGCCACCGCGCGTCAGAAGTGTGCGGAAAACCCCTGCTGGACGCTCAGGCCGAAGGACCGTCGGCGTCTCTCGGAGTTGGTCGAACTCTGGTATGAACTGCACGGCCAGACCCTGAGCAACGGGCATCGTTGCGTGGCGATTCTGCGGTTGGTGGCAAAGGACCTGGGCGACCCGGTCGCTGTCTCCCTGGAGCCCGCGAAAGTGGCTCGGTTGCGTAGCCGGCAGATAGCCAATGGCATGTCGGGCAAGACCGCGAATAACCGTCTTGGCTACCTCAAATCCATATACAACGAATTGCGTCAACTCGGCGTCATTGACTATGAGAATCCGGTAGGGCGCATGCGGCCGCTCAAGCTTCAGGAAAGACCGCTGTCGTACCTGACCAAGCATCAGGTGTCCGAACTGCTTACGGCCCTGGATGCGCGCACCACGTCGCCACATCCGAAGATGGTCGCTCGTATCTGCCTCGCGACAGGGGCTCGATGGGGTGAGGCTCAGGCGCTGACGCCGGAACGTCTGAAAGGTAATACGGTGATCTTCGCCAACACCAAGTCCAAGCGTGTGCGCTCGGTGCCGATCTCGGAACAACTGGCCGCCGACATTCGCCGGCATTGGCAGACCCACGGGCCCTTCACGAACTGCCTTGGCGTGTTCCGCCTAGTGCTGCTGTCGACCTCGATCAAGCTGCCGAAGGGGCAGGCCAGCCACGTACTGCGCCACACGTTCGCCAGTCACTTCATCATGAACGGTGGGCACATCGTGACCCTACAGCACATCCTGGGGCACGCCTCGTTATCGATGACGATGCGCTATGCGCATCTATCGGAAGAGCATCTATCCGAAGCTGTGAAATTGAATCCGCTTAACGTTATCCGTGCTGGGTAGGTTGCAATAGGACAGGATCGGGATCGCTCTGCGGCCAGAGTACAAGGCCAAACGGGTCTGTTTTAACGAGAATTCCTGGCTCGTTGACTTGCCATTGGTTCATGTCTTCGGCTGTGACGATTATTGCCTCAACGGTTCCAGTTGTTTGGCCGGATTCAATTAAGACTGTATCGCCGATCTTTATCTGTTTGCCGCAAAGGTAATGCAT